ATGTATTTAATATAATATGTTTATAGAGCGAACAGCGTGAGCGTTAGTAAGGAGTAAAAGCACTCCTACTCAAACCCCCTCGCCCCATAGGGGGTGAGGTATGGCGTGAAATTAATTCAACCATTATATGTATTGATATTAATTTTTAGCGGATTGGTCGGGTCTAGTATTACCCCGACCACTTCTCCGCAATTAAGTTGCGGAATGGGACTTTAGGACCACATCTCCGCAAAAGTTCTCCGCAACTTTTAGGAGAATCATTTTATTTGGAAAAAATAAAATATTTTAGAATAGTATAAGATGAATGACGATGAAAAAGGACTTTTTGGTGAGCATCTCGATATTCAAAAACAATATAAAACGTGCGCTTGGTTCGTCACGGTTTGTAATTATACAGAAGCACAATATGATTCTATTTGTGCCACTGAGAAAATTCGTTATCTAGTTATAGGCAGAGAAATATGTCCTACAACTGGGACTCCTCATATCCATTTTTTTATTTATTATAAAAATGACGTTTCATTTCCTCAAATGAAAAAACGTTTTCCTAACGCTCATTTGGAAGTATGCCGTAAATTTGAGGCGTGCTCTAAATATTGTAAAAAAGATGGTGTCTTTTTGGAGTTAGGTAAAATCCCAACTCAAGGCGCACGCCACGATTTGGAATTAATTAAAGACCAAATTATTAATGGTCGTAAAGTTGATGATATTGTTATTCAAGAACCGGTTATATATCATCAATACGGGCGTACACTTCAGAAAATAGAAGATGTATATATGCGAAGCATCTTTCGGTCAGAAAGGACTGAGGGATTATGGTTATATGGTACCTCAGGGTGTGGTAAGTCTCACTTAGCATTTGAAGGTTTTAATCCTTCAACTCATTATGTTTGGCGATTCGACACGGATAATATGTGGAACGATGGATATTCACAACAAGACACGATAATTATTGATGATTTTCGGGGACAAATGAAATATTCGGATTTGTTAAATATGTTGGATATTCATCCTAACTTTTTCGTTAAAAGGCGCGGGCGCGAGAGTTTACCTTTTACGAGTAAAAAAGTTATAATAACATCTTCCTTATCTCCTCAAGAAGTATATAAAAATATTGCGTTAAATGATAGTTTAGAGCAATTAACGTCACGTTTAGTTATAAAAGAATTAATTGGCGAAAATAGAAGACAATTAAAAAATCTGTAAATTTTATATTATTTAGGTATAATATAAAATGGCAACTTTCAAGGCACGTGGAAAGATTTCGATTAAGAAATCCTCAAAAAGAAAAACCAAACGCAGTTCTGGTAAAAAATCGCTTCGATTTGCTAAAGCGGTTCAATCTGTTATTAACAAAAATGCCGAGGATAAAATGGCGTATAAATCCGTAGTAAATATTAGTTATAATTCTGGTATAGATTCACAAACAGATCTGAACTCCCTCGTTCCTCAATTGACTCAAAGCGCCACTGATAATGGGCGAAATGGAGACCAAATACGAGGTAAAAAGTTAAATATTTCAGGTTTTATACTGAGTAATTTAACTTATAATACTTATTCTGCATGTAGAATAGGTGTTCGCGTTATGATTGTACAACCAAAAGGTTATTTAGGTTATGACCCTGCTTATAACTCTGCTGTAACTTGGTTGGCAACATTATTAAAAAAAGGTGGAACCGTCTCGGGATTTACTGGAACAGTTCAGGATTTTTTAGCACCAATAAATACTGATACAATCACAAAATATTATGACCGTAAATTTTATGTGAAATCTCCTTTTATGTATTCAAGTGTAGGCAATGCCGAAACTACCGGGTCAACTAAATTTTTTAATATAAATCTTCCGATGAGGAATAAATTATTAAGGTATGATAGTACATCTAACTCAGGGTTAACGCCTGTTAATTATAATCCCTGGTTAATAGTTGGTTATTGTCATTTGGATTCTTCAACTCCTGACACAGTAACAACACAAATTAATCTTAATTTTACATCAACTTTAATGTATCAAGATATGTAGGTATCTTTAGGAAAATATATTATGTATTTAATATAATATGTTTATAGAGCGAACAGCGTGAGCGTTAGTAAGGAGTAAAAGCACTCCTACTCAAACCCCCTCGCCCCATAGGGGGTGAGGTATGGCGTGAAATTAATTCAAC